CGTCCATTGGCGCAAGAAATGTTTACCTTATTAAATGAGGGGCATTTAGATAATGCGTTTAGTATTCAATATCGCGATTATGTTCACGACACGCAGAATAACACCGATATTAACGGTGAAATTATTGAAGTGTCGTTAGTGACTCGTGGTAGTAATATGGACGCTAGTGTATTGGTTGTGAAGTCTTTGAAAGAAAAAGGAGAAACAGTGGAAAATACTGAAACCACTCCTGTCGTTGACGAAGAAGTCAAAGACGAGGTTGTAGAAAATACAACCGAAACAAAGGTTGAAGATAAAGCCACAGAAACCGAGAAAAAGACCGAGGTTGAGAATACGGAAACGGTTGAGGAAGAAACCAAAGCCGAAGAAGTAGAGGGAACCAAGGTTGAAGACGAGGTTAAAGAGGCTGAGCCTGAAACCGTTGTTGAAAATAATATTAAAGAAGAAGAAAAGGAAAATGACGCAATGGAAAATGTTGCTAAAACCCTAGTTGTGGAAAAAGCAGACCAAAAAGAAACTGCTAAAATCACTAACTCGGATTATCTTAAAACCAAAGGTGCTGTTGTAGACTTCGCTAAGTTTATTACTGCTCGCAAAGGTATGTCTGCTGACGCTATTACAAAAGCGTGGAAGGCTGAACTAAAAGCAAAAAATATTACTGGCGACGCAATTTTGCCAACCCAAATTGAAAAGGTGTTCTTTAAGGGTTGGGAAGATAATAGTTCAATTCTATCAACCTTCCGCCTTATTCGTTCTCGCGCAAGTTCAATGAACGCATTTCTTTCTAATGACCGCGCTAATGGTCATAAAAAAGGCGAAACGAAAGTCAACCAAACTGTCGAAAATGTTCGTCGTGATTTGAAGCAAAAATTAGTTTATAAAAGACTTCCTATCGACCTACAAGATATTCTTGACGACGATTCTGGCGAACTTCTCGCCTTCCGCGCAGAAGAACTTTCTGACCGCGTTTTGACTGCTATTGCCGAGGGTGTTGTTCCTGGCGATGGTCGTTCTGCTGGTAGCCCAGATTTGAGGATTTTCGACGGCACTCGTGGTCTATTCTCTATGGTTGCTGACCTTAATGAGGCTGCCCAGCCACTTGACACTGGCGACCAATTCTCAAAGTATGCTCACGCTGTTGCTACCGTTGTTCCTGCTGACGAGCAAGACCAAGGCGATAATCTTTATGACAAGATTATTAAGGCTCTTAAATATGTTCGTGACAAAGGCTATGGCAAGGCTGTTGTAGTTCCATTTGGCACTATTTCTGACCTTAAACTTGAAAAATTGTCTAATGGCAACTACCTATTCCAGCCTGGCACTTCACCAGAAACTGCTATTGAGGCTCGTGTGTTTGAAATGGACGAAATGGCAAATTGTGGTTATGATGTAATCGCTTACGCAATCAACGCTTATGGCGCATACATCAGCGACGAAATGATTCGTTATGATTTCGACACTAGCACCAACGAAGATATTATGCTTGTTGAGCGTGCTGTTGCTGGTTCGCTTTATGGTAATATGGCTTGTGCTGGTTACCCATCTGCTGGCGTTTCTGCTTAATTTGTTCGTAAAAGGAAAGGAGAGCGAAAATGAACGAACAACCTGTTATCTCTAAGGAAGAAATGGCTAAGTTGCTTGGTCGCTCTCTTACCACAATTGAGGACACAAATTATAATCTATACCTCGGGCTTGCGACAACTCGTATTATGGACTTGCTCTGTCTTACTGAGTTGCCAGCAAGTTTAGAGGACGAATTGAAGTTGCTCATTGCTAGGTGTTTTGGAATTATTGGAGTTGAACAAAAAACTTCCTACGATAATGTAGAAAGTAAAAAGGTTGAAGATTTTTCTGTAACCTATGACAATAGTAGTGAAGAAACCCCAATGAGCAAGTTCGTTAAAATAAACGGTGATATTATCGCTAAATACTCCAATTGTCGTGGCACAGTTGTTTCGGGAAAGGTGTTTAGAAATGACTGTATTCGATATATTTAATGAAATTGAATACAGTTATGTAACCCTTAATCGTGGGACTGTATTTGGCAATGTTATTGCTACCGAAGATAACGAGCCTTTAACTAAAACTCTGAAAGGTGTTTTTAAGTTTAGACAAGGTTTTAACATTGACGGTAGGAATATGGAAGCATTTGGTGGTGAAATGGCTACCCTACACGCTCACCCTGAGGACTTTGAAAGCACTGATGTTATTGTTGGCAACGGTGTTGTAGTTAATGGGGTTGAGTATGAGATAAAAGGTATTACCTACGGCACAAACTTTGATACTGGCGAAGTTGAGCATATTAGGTTGTCGTTAAAGGAAATGGACTATGCAAGTTGATGATGTAAATTATTCGGCGAGCGTAAAAGTGGAGTTTAAGGACGGCTCTAAGACTTGGCTTGAAGTATTTAAGACAAATGTTGAGGCTGGTTTAAGTGCTATGGCAGAAAGTGTCAGAGGACGAGCCACCTTAACAGTGCCTAGGAAAAATCATTATCTCGCAGAAAGTGGTAGGGTTGAGGGAACTGGTTTAGAGCGAGAGGTTATCTTTGGCTCGGCTAGTGTTCCTTATGCTGGTTACCAAGAACGAGGTATGGCATTTGACGGTAGCAGAGTAGTAAGAAAATATACTACTGCCGGCACTGGTCCTAGATATTTACAAAATGCCTTTGAAACCGTATTAAAACAAGGAATTGGGAGTTATATGAAATGATTACATTATCGCTTTTACAATATCTTGAAGATAACGGTTTTGGCACAGTTGATAAAGATTTGTTTTGGCAGAAATTGTCGCTGGGCAAAAAAGGTGTGTATGTGTTAGATTTGGGACAACCTCAAACTCGTGGTATGCGACGAACACAGCGATTTGAACTTTATTCTCGTGGCAGTAACGATATAGACGGCTATGAAAAGTTGGCGAGTATCGTTAATCATTTGAACGAGCATTATAGTGAGATTTGCTCTTTACCTAAGGCAAATGTTTATAGTGGCTCGGTTGCTTATGATAATGTTACGATAAAGCCATTGGCTACCCCAACCAATGTTGGCGAAGAAAATGGGCGAATTATCTGGTCGTCCATTGGGGAAATAAATTATTAAACTTAATAAAGGACAAATTATGGCTACAACTTATTTGGGCGGTAAAGCAGAACTTGCTTTTGGCACACAGACCATTGAACCTGAGTTTTTAGGCGATATTACTGTGAACTATGTTGAGGGCACTCGTTCTACAACCTCGCTCGCTGGCACAATTACCAAGCCTAGTGGCTCTTATGAAACGGCTGAAATTACTGGCTCGTTCCTATTGCCATCTATGGACGCTCTACAAAAGTTATATGCCCATCTTTACAAGGCTGGCTCGGCTGATAATTCGGGTCGTGTTGAGTTTGGTGGAAATACTTGCGTTGAGCAAACTGCCAAGACTGTGAATATTCACTACACCTGTGAAAATAATTCCAAGAACGATTTTCACGCCAATTCCGCACTCATTAAGGCTGATTTTAATGTCACCTATGATACGGACGGTGTTTTGACTGTTCCATTTACGATTTTGGCACAGCCAGACGAAAATGGTGTCTATGGTTGGGCTGGCAACGGCGATTTGACCGTAGAGAACACCCTTTGGGACGCTACTACGCAACAGTTCGTTCCGGTGTCTGTTTCTGCCTAGAAATACAAGAGAGAGGGTTAAAAGCCCTCTTTTTTGTTAGGTTGAATTAGTAGCCGAGAGCGAATTAAAATTGAGATAGAAAGGCAATAAAATATAGTATAGATATGGTAGTTAGTATAGAAATTAAACCTATTAAATATAAGGTTAATGTTGGTGGGTATGGTAGTTTTGAGATTTCACCATTAGGGGCTGGTGCTGAGGCTGAAATGCGAATTGTTACGAGAGAGGCACAAGAAGCCAACGAAGAACTAGATAAGTATAGTGAGTTGGTTAAGCGTGAAAGCAACGGCGAAAAGTTAGATGTTAATAGCGAAGAATATAAGGCTTGTATTGAAGCGTTAAATAATGCCAATGAAAAGACCAATAAGGCGAAAGATATTACCCTAGAAAAGTTAAGGCGAGTTTTTAATGGTGATAAGGTTGAAGATTTGTTTAATGATTTGACTGCTGGGCAGTTGTGGGACATCTATTACCAAGCAATTCGGAGTGAATAATGGCAGGTTTTTTTGAGCAATTAAGCGATAAAGATAAGGAAGTCGTTCGTTCGTGGAGCAGAACGGCTAAAAGTTCGCAACACGAGCGAGATATACCAGCAGAACTCTTTATAGGGGCTAAGTTGGGTTATTATTATGGGTGGCAAGCGTTAATTGCTTTTAAGTTGGGTTATATTGTTGTTGAAGATATAAACGAAAAGGGCGAGAGGTTTTATTATAAAGCACCTTATACCTTTGACGACGCTGTTGCTGATGTTCGTTCTGCCGAAAAAGTTAATTATAGAGTGTTGATAGATAATGGCGATATTATCGCAAGTGCGAGAGTTGCTAGTGGTGATAAGAATTGGGCTAAAAAGACCATTGAATATACAAACAAGATACGAAAGGAAATAAGTTAAAATGGCAGATTATATCGGCGAGGCGAAAGTTAAGATTTCGGCAGATATTACCCCGTTACAGCAAGCCGTTGAAAAAGTAAAACAGACCACAAGTGAACTTAAAGGGTTAGAGGGTTTTAAGGTTAATTGGGGTGAGGGCACTGGTAGTATTCAGGAATATAATGAGTATTTTAAGCAAGCAACGGACGAATATGCTCGTTATGTTGACGAGGTTAAGACTGCCAGCGTCGCAATTGAAAGACATAATAAAGTCGTTAAAGAGAGTAGCCAAACTCAGCAAACAACGGCACAGACTTCTAGGACACTAGGTCAGCGTTTTGCTGAACTTAAAGATAGAGTAGAAGAATTAGGTTATAAATTCCCAGCCGCCTTTTTCAATATGAAAGAGAGTATTGAGGGGTTAAATAGAATTGGCAGAACATTTTTAATTGGTTTAACTACTGCTACGGTTGCTTTTGGTAAGGCTTCTATTGACGAGTTGGCGAAATATGATGTAAGTGTTGCTAATACGCAAGAGCAAATTGAAAGGTCTATGTCCAAGATTAAAGCAAGTTTTGGGCAGTTGGTTTTACCTATTACGCAGGCTGTGGCTGGCATTAGTGAGTTTTTGAGTGCTAATCAACAATTAGTGATTGGTATTGGCACTACCCTTGCCGTTATTGGTGGCACTGCTGGTTTAATTGCGTTAATTACCAAATTAAAGACTGCGTTTACCTTATTAGGAAGTAGTATGCTCGGTCCTGTGGGCATTATTGCCAGTTTGATTGGTTTGGTTGCTGGGTTAAATAGCCAACAACGAGATTTTGTGGAAACTACGGAAGAGGTAGATAAGCAGGTAGAAAAACAGAAAAAGAATATGGAAGAATTGGCAAAGGCAAATAAAACCTACGCTAGTTCAATGGAAGATGTAAATAGCCAAATCGCAAAAATACAAGAGCAAATGGCTGAGGCAGAGTGGAATTATAAGAGTTCGTTAAAGAACATTTTAGTTTCCCACGAAAAAACCGTAAATGAATTAACTCAGCAGATTAAAGACGCTAACGAAGATTATGAGAAAGCCGTTGCTGAAAGAAATGCGTCCTTTGCCGTATCGCAGGCAAAAGAAGCCGAGGAACATCAGAAAAAGGTTGACGAATTAACAAAGCAGTTAAACTTCTTACAGCGTTATAATAATGCCTATAATAGAGAGAAGTTAGCACAGGTTCAATTTGCGTTAGCGAAAGAGAATAGGTTATATCAAGAACGCACAGAGGCAGAAAAAGCCGAGTTAGAATTACAAAATAAGCACGACCAAGAGGCTCGTGATAAGAAGTTAGCACAATTCCAGAGTGAATTAGATGACGAATTAGCCTTTATGGACAAGCACAGAGAAAAATTAAATACTGTGCGTGGTTTTATTTTAGATGACGAGGTTGAGAGTTTAGAAAGGCAATATCTAAAACAGCAAGAGGGTTATCAAAACCAGATTGCGTTGGCTAATAAAAAAGGCGCTGAGGCAGCCGAAAACTTTGCTACGGCTTATGCTAAATATCTAGAACAAAATAAAGAAATTGAAACTGAGTTTGCTAAAAAAGGCGCTTCAAGTGGAGAGGCTTTTTCTGGTAACCTTCTTACTAATGTTAATAATTGGCTTAGAAAAAATAGTTCTTTCTTTGACGACCTTTCAAAAAAGTTTTATAACCTCTTTTCTTCGGGTATTTGGACAAGCGAAACTATTAACTGGTCTAATGGACAAATGGTATATAAGCCAGGTGGTAGTGGTGGTGGTATTGGTAGGGCGAACGGTGGCTTTACTGGTAGGGGTGGAAAGTATGAAACGGCTGACGATATTGTAGTCCATAGAGGTGAGTATGTTTTGCCACAAGAAATGGTAGACCAAGATAAAGGTGTGCCAAAAGGTTTGTTTGGTGGAAATATCACGATAAATGTAAGTGGGACTTTTGCTACGAGCGAGGCTGAAAAGCGAAATGTAGCATTACAAATCGCCAATGCCTTACAACAAGTCCAAAAGCAAAGGTTAGGAGCATAGAAAATGATAAGTTTTACGATTACAGATTTGCAAGATAGCCAAACTTTTAATACTGAGGCTATTGTCGCACCATTGGTGGAAAGTCCAGTTATTGCCGAAACTGATGTGGTAACGATAGATAATAATTTGTCCACCTATTATACTGGCACGAAAAGGTCGTTTAGTATTGACTTAGGCTATTTAGACAAAGAAACATATAGTGTGTTAAAAGGGTTTAGAGATAGGCAATATACCAATATGAAATACCCTTTAATTACCATTACTGGTGACGAAAATATAAATGTTACGAATTTGCCAATGAAAATGAGCCTCTCTGAGCAACGAGTGGTTAATAAGTGTGGTTTGGTAAGTGATGTAGTTTTAAGTTTGAGGGAAAGTAAACAAATATGATTACTGTTTCAAATGGTTTTCACGCAAGGGCACAAGGGCAAATTATTAACCCAGTAGCGAGGGCTTCGGTTAGTTTTGAGAAGAACTTTGAAGAAAGCACTGGTTATTTTACATTGGGTGTGTCGCAGTTGGACGGAACCGATGTTTTAGGTTCGGACGATATGCAACCTATTCAGCAATGGGACAAATATGATTATGTAGATTATAGCGATAGGTTAGTGAGTTTAGATGTAGATAGGTCTTTTGAATTTCCATATAATGTTCAGAGTGCTATTGCTGATTTTACCTTTGAAAATACAGACCATTATTTTACACCGTTAAGAGGCTCGGCGATTGCTGATTATAATTACCCAGAACGACCTGTAAGGTTATATGGTGGTTTTGGGACTGAGGTTGTTCCACAATTTGTGGGAATTACGCAAGGTATGCCAGAGATAGACGATAGGCGAGGTGTAGCGAAATATACGGCTATGGACTTTTTAACTGAAATTGGTGAATTGACCTTGAATAATACTATCGCTATGCGAGATGTAAGGACAGACGAGGTTTTGTTAAAAATTGTAGAGCAATTTGGCGTAACACCAAACCAATGTGATTTTGAGACTGGTGATAATATAATTCCGTTCGTGTTCTTTGATAAAGGACAAAATGCTGGTGAGGCGATTAGGAAACTCGTTCAAGCAGAGGGTGGTAATTTTTGGCTTGATGAAATGGGGGTTTTGAGGTTTAAGAAAAGGTATAGTTTTAGCCAGCAACCTATTTTACATTTGCCAGAGTATAGCATTATTAGCGTTAAACCTAGTAGAAATAGTAAGATTGTAAATCATATTAACATCTCGTGCGATTTGCGTGAAGTTCAAGAGTGGCAGACTGTATATAGTAAAAAAGGCACTGGTGATAGCACGAGTAATTTGTGGGTAGTTCCAGCGAACTCTACTATGACTAGGCAATGTTCTTTGGAAGACCCTTGTTATGATATTGTCGCACCAACGCTAGGACACGCAACGAGCGTATCGTGGTTTACGGCTAAAACCTCGTTAGGTGTAGAGGTAACCTCTGGAATTACGGCGACTGGCGAATTATCTACTAATGCTTATACGGTTACATTTGCCAATAGCAATGCTTTTGATGTTGAAATTGACGAAATTGAACTGTGGGGCGAGCCAGCAAAGGTTTATGATGTTTTGGAATACGATAGTTATGACGACGAGAGTGTTGAAAAATATGGCGACCAGTTGTTAGAGATTAGCGATAATCCATTTTTCCAGTCGTTTAACCAAGCCCAGAGTTTTGCGGTTTATACCTTAAATGAGCGAGCCAATTATAACGACAATTTGGAGTTAAGTATTAAGGGTGATTTTAGTTTACAACTCGGCGATTATATTAGCATAGACGGCGATTATGAAGGTTATTATACGATAGATAGTATTAAGTGGAGTTTAAGTGCTGGTAGTTTAGAAACAACAATTAAAGTTCATAAGTTTACCCCAGTTGATTATTTCGTGCTTGATGTATCTGTATTGGACGGAACTGATGTGTTAGCGTAGAAAGGAGTTTTATGGCTATTGTTACAACGGTTAAAAGTAAAGGAAATGTAAGCACCTCTACCTTGTCTGGCAACATTGTTTTGGACGAGGGTGCTGGCGAGTTAAGGGTTACCAAAAAGGTTGGTAATAATATCGTGCCAGTAAATGTAATAAATGAAACTGGAAATCATTATTACGACCTCAACGGTATTGAGCGTATTTCTACTGGTTTGGATACTACGACTGGTTATATGCGACAGTTATACAAAGATAGTAGTGGTGTAAGTAAGATTATTGTTGGGCAAGACCCAGCAGACGGAACGCAAATTATTGCTGTTAGCACTGGTAATAATGATGTTGAAACTGAGTTGAGGAGTTAAGGTGGTAGATTTAAGAAAGTTTGAGTTTAATAGTAAGTTTAAGACCGATAATGTAATTTGGACTTACGAAACAACTTCTGCTATTACAAATACAACTTTTGGGACGGCTGGTTTTAATGGCAGTGTGGCTAATTCGTTTTCTTTTACCCCATTAGTTTTTGGTATTTATTCGTTAGATAATGGGGCGAGTTGGAGTGATTTAACTCTGCCAAGCACGCCAGATTATGGCTATGGTGAAGTTATATCAAACTCGTCAACTATAAGTTGGAGTTGGTTTAGAAGTTTTAATGTTTCTGCCACTACTGCGAAAATACGCTTGTTTGCCTTTATGCCAAGTAATGTTAATGTGAGTGTAAATGCCCCTACACCCTTGTCAAAGTTTTATATAAATACAAAGTTTGGCTATGATAATTTAGTGGCTAGTGGTTTTATGGTTGTGCCAGACGGTAGCACCTCTACGCTCTATACCCATAATTTAGGTTATTATCCAAAAGTGTTGTTATGGGCTGAGCGTGGTGGTGATGTTATGAGGTTCCAAGATAATATAAATGTTTTTAATACTGCAACTTCGCCAGTTACGCAGACTTTTCAATTTGCTAGTTTAACTACTACGGCATTAACCTTCACGAATAACCATACAAGTGGTGGTGGTAGTATAGGTATCCATTATCGTATTTATGGGGGACAAAATGGTTAAGATAAGTAGTTTTAGTGTTAATAGTGATTTTCCTGCTATTGCCAAGTCTGGTAATGTCGCTGATTTGTCGGTAGATTTTTTACCAGTAACCGTCCAACCATATAGTGGGGAAGTTTATACACGCAATATAACAATTCCAAAAGGAGATATAATATCGCCAATTTTGTTTGTTGATGAGGCGGTTATTCCTAGCGGTTGGTATACTTGGGGAAATTATGTTGGGGTTGAGTATTATGTTATGGCTATACAAACATCAGCAACAAATGTTCAAGTGCGTGTTTATATCGCTAATAATTCAAACTCGGCAAAAACTTCTACTGCTTTTTCGGTAACTGTTAAAGTAAAAGCGTTTAGAGTTCCATAGAGTAAGGGTTGACTTTTTGATAAAATGTAGTATAATCCCAAATTGTAAAAGAAAGGAAAAGCATTATGAATAAAAAGGGTTTAATATTAGGAATTACAACAACGCTAATGCTCGGTGCGTGTAGCACTGTGGAAATTATTAAAGCAACTGAAACCGAGCCTCAATACTCGGCTATTATTTTAGATGAGCCAAAATCTGAAATTGAGTCAGTAGTTGAAGACGAGCCACAAGAAGAAGTCGTCGTTGAAAAGGTAATTGAGGAAATTGAACCTATTGAGCCAGTTGTAGTTGAGCCAATTGAAAGTGAACCTTGTAAAGCGTTAAGGGTTTATGGCACGATGGACTCGTGGGAGTTGTTTAGGCTATTAGGGGAAGATGTAAGTTATGATTGGCAACCATTTTTGAAACAAGAATATAGCAAGTTTTGGAATATGGCTCATCTCGGTTACCACAGCACGCAAGGCGATTTTAGTTTTGAAAGTTTTTGGAATAAGTATTCGGACTCGTTAGAAAGTTGGCAATTACATTGTATTTACGAAATCCATATCGCACCATTGCTTGAAGGCTGTTAATATAGGCTATTTGGCAAAATAAAGCATTTTGGAGAGGTTTTAGACCAAAAGTAGTATAAGTTAGTGTCTTTTGTGTTAAAGTGGCTTAAAATGGCTGTAAATGGCTTAAAAGGCACAATTGACAAAATACTTGTGTTTGATTATAATGGTAAATGCGTCCTAACGATAGTTAGAAAGTAAAATCACCCTTTTGCCACCTTAGGGTGATTTTTTGTATGGACAAAAGTGCTTTTGTGTGGTATATTAAAAGAGCAGGAAAATGATTAAGTAGGTAAAGAAGTAGTCAAGGTTCCTGCACACTTAATCGCCTTGACTATTTCTTTACTTGGAAAGAGAGGTAACAATGGAAGAACAACCGGTAAATGTTCCACAAGGTTATGTGATAATGACACAAGAGGTGCTGTGTCGTAAAGATTTGAGCATAACCGCAAAATTAGTCTATGCTCGTATGAGTGGGTTTAAGGAGTTTTATGAAAGCGCAGAAACGACTGGCGCTTTTTTCGGTAAAAGTGCGAAAACCATACAGAGTGCGAAACAAGAGTTAGAGCGTAAAGGTTTGATTAAATGTATTAAAAATACTGGACGAGGAAAATGCTATTGTGTAGATAGACTACTCAAAAATGGGGAGTCAGACTACTCAAAAATGGGGAGTCAGAGTGAGCAAAAATGGGGACTATATAATAAAGAAGATATTAAAGTAAATAATATAACTAATAAATTAGTTATAGGCGAAACGCCAAAGGCTGAGGTGGTTAGCCAAAACTATGGAAAGGAAGAAATAAACGAGGTTTTAGATTTGTGGAATAAGGTTATTGGTTATCCATTAAAAGATAGCAAATACAATAGGTATGCTGTGAATAACTTTTTAAGAGCCAAAGATAAAGGTATTGAGTGGGTTAAGAATATGCTTGCGTTGTTAAAAGAGGCTCAAAAAGATAAATACTCTGGAATACATATTGCGAATTATGTAGATTTGCAGAGAGATTATGAGAAGTTGCTCGCTTGGGGTAGTGCGAAATACCAACAGCGACAAGAAGATAGTAGTATAATTGGAGATATACCATTTTAGAAAGGGGTAGGAAATGAAAGCAATAAAAGTTAAAGTTATTGGAAGCGATAAGTTATATTGGCTCACACCAAGGCAAGCGAGGGGGCTTGTGGAAAACTTAAAGAAAGATAAGAACGCACTTTTAACTTTGGGGGGTAGTATGGTTAAAGGTAGTGCGATTAAGAGTTTTGAAGATGTTGAAGTTGTGTTAAATGATATGCCAGAATACTACAAAGAAGCGTTGAAAAAAGAAAATGCCGGCGCTTTGCCAATGCCAAAAAGTGAGGTAGTGAAGATTACGAAGCGATACGATACACTCGGAAATGAAATGCGTGGCACTTATAGAAAGTTAATTGAAAATGGGCTTAGGCAGTTGGTTGAGAAAGATTACGAGGTTATAAACGGCGAATTGGGGAGAGTAGTCGAGGAAAGGTTAATTGAATTTGAGACCTATTATGACGGCTATTCCCCAGTTATTAAGAGTATTAAAAGAGCAAGCGACCTTGACAAATAGCAAATAGTGTAGTATGATTAAGATAGTAAAAGGGAAAACTTTTAAGCACCTACAATTAACGAAGAAGAAACACCCAATCGCCAACAGTAAGTTGCCAAAAACTCTGTATGACTCTCATAGACATAGTAAAGGGTGTTTTTTCTTGTGGAAAAGTCTTTGAAAAAAGTCTATTGTGTTTTTATTATGCTTGTGGTAATATAGAGTTAAGCAAGAAGAACATTAGCAAAGTTGAAAAGGTAGTTAAAGATTAAAAACACCACTTTCGCTAGGACGCAAATTGCTAGGGGTAGAGAAGAAGATACTCGCTCTACCCCGACCTCACCAAAACAAAAAGAAAGGAAATAAAATGAAGTATATTAAAAAGGTTGGCAAAATAATTGTAGTATTGGGCTTAATTTTAGGTGTATTTGGGTTAATGGGAAATAATGATTTAGACGAATACATTGAAGTTAATGCTTGTATTGAAAGTGGTTTTTGCCATTAAAAAAAAGACCCTAGGGGGAAGAAAGAGATTATTATTGAAAGGGGAAACTAATGAATAAAATCTTTCGGGTCTTTTAGGTATTATAAACACAAGAGGGGTGTTTTGTAAAGGCTGTGGAAAAGTTTTTGAAAAAATCTTAAAAAAAGTGGTTGACTTATCGCTATATGTGTAGTAAAATCAAAGTATAATAAGATAAGAAAGGGAAACAATGAAAACAGTAGAAGAATTAAAAAACAGCCTGAAAGAATTAGAAAGTTCTTATAAGGGAAATAAGGTTAAAAACGGCTTTGTTTTAGTTAATGGTAAAATTAACCTAGAATTAAGTAAAGAACGCACAACGCTTATTACCTCGTTAAGAAAAGAAATTGCTTTACAAGGAAGCGAACACAATTATTGGGAATTATAATTAAAGGGGGTGTGAAAAACACCCCTATAAAGAAAGGGAAATTATGAAAAATCTAGAAGAATTGAAAAAATTGTTAAAAGAAACGCACGACGAACTTTACAAAAAATATGCCGATTATATTAACGACGAGGGTGATTTGTATGTTTGGCAAGGCAAGATTTTTAGTCCGTTTAAGTTGAGCATTGGCGAAAAAGATATTGCCGTTTATGGTGGGCATTTTACCCACTTACAGCATTCTACCTACTTACATTACATTATTAACGACGATAATGATAGAGAAGATGTTGTTATTGCGTCTATGGACATCAACGCTAATTATGTTAAAGACTGGTTAAAATGGGCAAAGCAAGTTATTGAAAACATTAAGGCTGATGTGTTTGTAGAGAAAGAACATTAAAAAGTTGGTGCCGTTGTAAAGGTTTTAAGTTTATTTTGTTGTCATTGTTGCTTAAAACCTCAGCAACGCTTGTCGATAATGGTTTTCAAGCCTCACTTGTCCATTACTTCAAGTCGTTAAATGTGATATGGCGAAGACTCCTCGCAAAATCAAACAGCCAACACCTTTCTTATTATAGATAGCCACTTTACTCTGCGAGGGTGGCTATTTTCTTGTGGAAAAGTCTTAAAAATTGTTAAAAATAGGGGTTGTCTTTTTATTGTGCTTGTAGTATAATAAAATCATAAAATAATAAACGAAAGGGAAAGATAATGAGTAAAATCAAATCTTACGCAGAAGATACGCTTGGCGAGGACGGCTTCGCTGAATATCTAGCAGATAATAATTATAATGTGGTTGAGCCAGAGGGGTTTTAATGGCAGAGGACGATAGAAAGCACAAAGAAATTAGAAAATTGCGTGCTGACGAAATTGAGTGTCGTATTGGCACAATTAAAAAAGGGGGGTTGAGTTTGTTGCTATATAAGGACGCTCGTTGTGATATGAATATCTTGGACGAAACTTTTGGCTCAATGAATTGGAAGCGAGAGCATACAAGAGATAATCACAACTGTGTTGTTAGCGTTTGGGACGACGATAAGCAACAATGGGTAAGTAAAGAAGATGTAGGTAGTGAAAGCAACACCGAAGCCGAAAAAGGCTTGGCAAGCGATAGTTTTAAGCGTGCTTGCGTAAACTGGGGAATTGGTAGAGAGTTATACACTGCGCCGTTTATTTGGGTAAGAGCGGACAACATTACTATCACCGAATACAACGGAAAGTTTAGGTGTAACGACAAGTTCATTGTTGAAAAAATTACCTATACAGACAATGGTGATATAGACGGCTTATCTATTATTACTGAAAAAGGCGCTAGGGTTTTTGTTAAAAAGCCATATAGCAAAGCAATGTTGGAAAAATAGGGAGAGGTAAAAATGGAATTGTTGTTACAAATATTTGGTGGAGTGTTATTAGGTTCTATTCTTGTAGCGATACTTGTGATTATGATAGCGTGTTTTAGGGTGTCTAGCAAATGTTCTCGTGAAGAAGAAAGACAAGAGTTAGAACGAGTCTTAAAAGCGAAGAAAGGCAAAAAATGAACTCGTGGGCAGAGCAGTGGGGGGATTGCTTGGTTGGTGATATTATAAAGTTAAACAAAAGAATTAAGAAAAGGGAATTAAAAAATAATGAGTGGAACTAAGGTTGGGGGAATTAAAGCAAAAGAAACGAACCTAAAAAAGCACGGCAATAACTTTTATGCGTTAATTGGTGCGAAAGGTGGTAGAAATGGGCATAGTGGGGGTTTTGCCAGTATGAGTAAAGAACGAGTGGCAGAGGTTGGAAGTATTGGGGGCAAAAAATCGTCAAGGTTAGGAATTAAAACTGGCGAGGGTAAAGAAAAAGTCTATAAGCCAGTTTGGGGAGAATAGAAGATGTTTAAGAAAGCACCAAGAGAAACAAAAGCCGAGCGTGATTTTAGGACAATTCTTGATATTGTTAAAGACTACGACAAGGCTGGTTTTAATAAGTTAATGGACGCAGTTGAGCAATGTTGGAAAGGCTACGATATTATTTATCGCACCAAGACCCGTGACGAAAAAGAGGACGAAGACATTGCTAAGACTGAGCGTGAGTTAAAATATTTGGAGAAAGACAATGAGCCAAGCAATTAAAATTAAAGAGCCACGATACAAAGACAGGGTTGTGTTAGTGGCAAGATATAGAATACCTTGTGGCAAAGATTTTATGGTGGAAATTGAAAAAGGAAGTTATAAAGGGTTGTATAAAGTCACGAACGAGGTAGTGTGTAAATCAGCAATAGATAGTTTTAAGACAAAGCAAGGCAAAACTTTAAGCGTTAGAGCAATTAAAATTGACGACCTTGTTAGGGTAGGAGATTAAGAATGAAACTACGAAATAAGAAAACTGGGGAGATAAGAGAGGTTAAAAAGATAATGGTGGACGATATGTTTACCATTAACTCTCTCGCCAAACTCAACGAGGAGTGGGAAGATTACGAAGAACCAGGAACATATTACTATATAAGCGACTTGGGAAATATAGAAAGTTTAACTAACGACCACGGTCAGAATCTACCAGAAGAAATCTGGCATAAAGCAATCAAACACAGAAAGGAAATCGGCAACTACTTTGAAACCAAAGAAGAAGCCGAGAAAGCAGTAGAAAAATTAAAGGCTTGGAAAAGGCTGAAAGATAACGAGGTAAAGTTCGAGGGTTGGAAAAGAGACGAGAGATATTGTGGAGATTATATGATTAAAATGACCGACCAATTTACCTGTAATGACGACGACTTAGATTTGTTGTTTGGAAAAAAGATTGACAAAAAATAAGGTTTGATATATAATCAAAATATCCATTTAGGATATTATTACCAGAAAACCACTAGAAATAGTGGTTTTTTGGTGGTCTTGACAAAGTTCTTATGCTCTGCTATAACGAGGTTAAAAGGGCAATTAAAAATGAAGAATACGATACCACTAACAGAACAGCAAGAGCAAGAAGCATTTGTGGCTTGGTGTCGTTTGCGAGGTTATAGACTACATCACTCGCCAAATGAGGTTGGTGGAAGTAGCAACCAAATGAAATTGCGAGCAATTAAAATGAAGAAAATGGGCACGAGCAAGGGTTTTCCAGACTTGCTCGTTTTTGTTCCATTTAGTGGTGTAGATAATGAGATAGACGCATACCAACCTATCGCTATTGAAATGAAACGCACAAAAGGCTCTACGACCTCGCCAGAGCAAAAAGTGTGGGGCGAGATTTTAGAAAAGGCTGGTATTCCGTTTAGAGTGTGTAAAGGGTGTGAGGAAGCGATAAAAGCCGTTAATGAAATTGTAGGGGGTTTAGACAATGCGTTTTGAATTAAAGGTTAATGGAAAGATTGAGTTTTTTGATAAGTTTACTGGCAAAAAATATGCCAAAGGTGAAATTCTTGAATTAGACGACGAGCAAAGAGTCCGCGATATTTTAAGGTTAGGTGTGGCAGATTTGGTTAGAATAAACGCACCAAAGGAAATTAAAAAGTCCGGCAATGAAATTGTAGTTTATCAGAACCTTTTGTTTTGTATTGGTGGTATAGAGGAAGCCGATTATAACTTAGCCAAGCAATTTAGTGACAGAAAAATCACCTTTATTTTTAGGACGGCAGACAACGAGCAAATGCTAAGGCTCGGCAAATATTGCGATTGTAGAATAGACAATGGCGAGAAGATTAAGTGTGATGTTTTAATTTTAGCCAATTACGATAGCATTGGTTTTATTAAGGGTAGATTTGAGGCTAGAAAAGTTTATCAACAAGTTCACGCAGACTGGGCAAATATGCGAAAATTGTCTATTTGGCGTAATTTTGAGTGGAAACCTGATAAATGCGTTGATAAGGTTTTGAGCGTTAGTGATACGGTAAAAAAAGCGTTAGAAACGGCTTTTGACGAGCCAATTGAAAGCGAAATCGTGCCAAACATTTTAGCCGAGGCGGATAAAAGCGATTTTAGGGTATTTTTAACTCTAAGTAGGTTTACGAGCGAAAAAGGGGGCGATTTAATTGTTAAAATGGCGGAAAAGTTTCGTGAGGCTGGGAAAGACTTTTTGTGGTTTATTTGTGGAACACCAGACAGCAAGTTAATGGGTGATTTTAGGAAGAATAAGAACATTATCTTTTTGGAAGCGAGCGTTAAAAACCAAGGGCTTATTAGTAAGGTAGATTATTTAGTTCAGTTGAGTAGAAACGAAAGTTATTGTTATAGCGTTCATAGAGCATTAGAGCAAGGCACGCCAGTTATTGCCACAGATATACCTGAAATGCGTAAAGTTATTAAAACTGGTAAGAACGGTTATTTGGTAGATTTTGATTTGAACAATTTAGATATTGAGAAGATTTTTAATTGTGTGCCAAAGTTTGAGGGAAAATCGGAAAAGGTCGAGCCGATTTGGGAAAAAGTTTTAAGGGGTGAGTTATGATTAAGAAGTGGGAAAGACAAGTTAGGTATTGTGGCGAATTGACGATTTTGTTTAATACAAAGGAAGCAGTTTATATTAACGACGGCAACAACATTGTTATCGTCCACCGTTGGTTTGATAAAAGGCGATATGCTAAACATTGGAAACCATTTATAACTCGTTTGAAATTGGGAAAGTTTGAAACGACTTATGATGTGTTGAAATGTGCGAGGCATTACGAATTATCTTGCCAAGGGGCTACAAAAATGCCAGCGATAAACGGTGCTAAAATAATTGAGGAGAATTAAAAGTGGAAAACGAGATAGTTATTTATACCAAGTTTTGTTTGGAGTGTATTGACGGCGAGGGGTTAGATATTGTGCGACATTGGGCTATGAAAAATAAGTTGTTAGTTAGTGTGGTTAGAACTACATATCGTCCAAAATTACACGAAATTGCGTCTAAAATCTATGGAAATGAGCGTTATACCATTTTCGCACATATTGGCAACGAGGTTATTGAGTGGAGTGATTTATTGACGGAGATTAAAGAGGACGAGGGACGAGGTTTGTTAGGTTTAATGGGTAAGAAAAATTGCGTTAAGAAAAAGCCAGTCGTAAGTGGTAAGAAAAAGGGGGTTAAGAAATGAAGCCAAAAGCGAGTGTAGAGTATAGAAAATTAGAGGACTTGAAAAAGTTAGAGGGAAACCCACGACAAATTAAAAAGGAAGATTTGGAGAGGTTAAAAGAGTCCATTAAAAATAATGGCGATTATTTTGAGGCTAGACCAGTTATTTTGAGCGATAGGACTGGTGAATTGGTGATTATTGCTGGAAATATGCGATACGAAGCCAGCAAAAGGCTAGGTTTGAAAGAAATACCAACGATTTTGTTAAGTGGTTTGAGTGAGGAACGAGAGAAAGAAATCATTATTAGAGATAATGTGGAGAACGGCGAGTGGGACTTTGATGTTTTGGCGAACGAGTGGAGTGATTTACCATTAGACGAGTGGGGAGTTGATGTTCCAGAAGTTGCTGTGGCTGAGGGGCTTGTTGACGATTTGAAAAGTGCAGATTATGTAGAGAAAGAGAATTATTTTATTAAAAAACCTTTTGTGTTGATTTTTTATGACGAAGATAGTAAGGAAAACCTAGAAAAGAAATTAGGTTTGGAGATTAAAAATGATACTTACGACGCAAGAGATTTATAAGAAAGAGATTTTAATTTGTTGTCCGAGTAAGGGTAGGGCTGATACTTGCACCACGCATAAGGTTTTACCAAGCGTAAAGTATTTTGTGAGCGAGGACGAATACGAAGATTATGTTAAAAATGTCGGTGTTGATAATGTAATTAAGGTTAGTAGAGATATACAATGTCCACCAGTGGGGAAGTGTAGAACTCTGAATTATATCTTAGATAATTATAAGACCGAGGACAATGTTATTTTGTTTACGGACGACGATATTAAATACATATCTCGTGTAGATTTTTTAGATAATAATAGGGCGATTAAAACAAACGAAGACGAGTTGTTTTGTTTAATTAGGAAAATGGCTTTTATTGCCAAGAATATCGGTGCGAAGATTGGTGGTTTTGCGTGTTTAGGTAATCCAGACATTTTACAAATGGGGTTAAGTAATGGTTTTAAGTTTACTCAAAAAAAGTATATAGACGGAAAAGCGTTTTTAATTTTTGAGGACGACGGCACGAGATATGACGAAGAATTGTATTTGAAAGAGGACATAGATTTTAATTGCCAAAGTTTGTTGAAGAATAAGCGAACTTTGAGTGCGCAATTCGTGTGTTTTGTTGGTAAAGCATTAACGAATAGGGGGGGGGTTGTAGATGTTAGAAGTGAGGGGAAAGAGTTAGAACAAGGTAAGAAAATGATAGATAAATACGGTGATATGTTGGTTTTAAGAATTAGCACCACTGGTAATGGGGTTAGAAAAAAGGCAGTCCAGTTTGGTATAAAGTAAAGGAGTTAAAATGGAAGAAGATTACAAAGTCGGTTATAAGCACCCACCTAAAAGCACTCAATTTGGTGGAGAAAATGCCAATAGGCGAAACGACGGCTGCTGGAAAAAAGAAGATACGGCTCGTTATAAGTTGGAACAGATGTTGAAGTTGAGCGAAAGTGAGTTAAGCACTATTGCCAATGATAAAGACGCACCATTGTTTGAGCGTAGAATTGCCAAGAGTTTGTTGAAAGAGAACGAGTGGAAAATCACCGAGGGTATGATTAACCAAGCGTATGGTTTTCCTAAGCAAGCAGTTGAGCAAACGAATATTGAATTGCCAGCACCTAGATTGGCTAAAAATAGGGGTGAAAAGGTATAATGGCGAAATGGGTCGATACTGAGTCGTATTTCAAAATTCGTGAGTGTGAAAAGCGAATTGTAGTAGTTCAGGGTGGAACTTCTGCTGGTAAAACCTACGATATTTGTGCGATATTGGCAGACCTATCTTTTGATATTAAAAATGAGATAATTTCTATCACGACTGATACATTTCCTAATTTGAGGCGTGGTGCTATGCGTGATATGAAAAACTTTTTAGCCAGTATGAATTGGCAAGATTTATTTGTTGAGAATAAGTCCACTTCAAGTTTTAGAAATAGGGTGACTGATACAGTTATTGAGTTCTTTTCTTGTGACGAAATGGGTGCGTTAGGTGCTAGGCGAGATTATTTATTTGTTAATGAGGCAAACCGTATAAATTACGAAACCTTTACCCAGTTGGAAATTCGCACTCGTAAGAAGATATATCTAGACTTTAACCCAGTTAATAGGTTTTGGGCACATACCGAGTTGATAGATAATAAGGAACGAGCAGATGAAGTAGATTTTTTGAAGTTGAATTATTTAGATAATAAAGACGCACTAGAACCCTCAATCGTCAAGTCCATTGAAAGTCGTAAAGGGGACGGAAACAATAACTGGTGGCGAGTCTATGGTTTAGGTGAGATTGGTAGTTTAGAGGGAAATGTTTACGAGGGTTGGTTGCCAGTTGAAGAAAAGCCAGAGGGTTTTGTATTAAAGCGTTATGGGGTAGATTTTGGGTATAATGACCCAGTTGTAGTTGTGGCTGTTTATGAGAACGAAAACAAAGATATTTATTTAGAATTGGAATTGTATCAGACGAAGATATTAACCCCTGTGCTCGTGGAAAAGTTAAAGGAATTAGAGCCAGTCTTATTTGTGTGTGATAATGCTAGACCGGAAATTATTGCCGAATTACAAGCCAATGGTATTAGGGCGATAGGTTGTGATAAAACACCTGGCGAGAAAATGAACGGTAAAAGGTATAACATTGAATTGGTATTGCGTAGGAAAGTGTATTATAGGGCGAGTGATAAAGAGTTAGAGCAAGAGTATTTAAGTTATGCGTGGCGAAAGAAAAAGACTGGGGAAGTAATAAATGAGCCAGAGGACGGAAACGACCACTGTATGGACGCTATTGCTTATGCTGTTCGAGATATGGAAAGAAAACCTATTGAGTATGGACGACCAATCTTTGGTTGATGTATAATAGAAATAAGCCTCGTGTAGGTTGTATTCTAGATTTGCTGAACGGTCATAGCCTAGGGTAAGCAACAACCCACAAAAACGAGGTTTTTTTGATTTTCTTGTTGACTTTTTGCTTTTTGTGTAGTAAAATCAAAGTATAAAGATAAGAAAGGAAACTAATGAAAAGGAAGTTTTTACCAAAGAAAATGCTTTTAGATAATGGAAGCGTTGAAATCAAGCAACTTGAAGACGACAAGTTTGAATTGAAGTTTTACGAGTTTGATAAGTATGTAGATACCAACATTTTAGATTATAAGCAAGTGTGTGAGAAATTGACTCAATTAAACGCTTATATTCCATTGGGGTTTTAAGAGGTAGTATGAGCAAGATTATTTTAGGTAAAGGTGGGGTAGTAATTGCCGAAACTCGTGAATTGGTGGTGTGTGAGCATTGTGGTAAGGAAACTGAGCCAGAAGATTTGAATTATATGAATTGGCATTGTCCGTATTGCCACGAAAAAATAGCAGATTAAGAAAGGGAAGATATGTTTAATAAAGAAGATTTGGTTTATATGGTGGAATTGGCTAATGGTGTTGATTATGATAGAGAGCCAACTATTGCTAATGCCTTGGAATTGTTTAAGGGAATTAAAAAGGTTGAAAAAGAGAACGAGTTAAACGAGGCAAAATGCGACCTTGAAATGATTTTTGGGGTTAAAAAGGAAGATTTGAAAGGTTTGAGCAAAAACCAGTTGTATATGCTACACCAAAGTAATATGGTTAATGCCATTTATTTTATGTTGAAAGGGGCTGTGGAAAACTCTTAAAAAATTGTTGAAAAAAGTTGTTGACTTTTAACTATATATGTAGTAAAATCAAATCATAAAGATAATAAGAAAGGGAAAACAATGAAAAAATCACAATACGCAGAATACAAAGCAGGTGACGCATTTATGGCAGGTCATTTAGGTGAGTGGACAAACGACCACAAATCTGAAATGACTAAAACCCAACTCGCTCATCTTGTAGCACTAATGGAAAATTATGGTTTTGAAATCTTTGAGGGCAAGCAAGACCCAATTAAAATGGCAAAACATCTTAATTTGATTTTTGAGAACATTAACGAAAAGATTAACGGCTAAATAAAGGGGGTGGAAACACCCCCACAATGAAAGGGTAATTATGAAAGCAAAAGAAATTGTAATCTTCACAAAAGAAAATGGACTTGAAACGCTAGACCGAGAAACCTTTATTGAAAACTTTGATTTAGGTCTTTATAACGGTAGAACGGTTGAGTTTGTGGAAGCAAGGTATTAAGGAGAGATTATGGACGACTACTACACTTGGAAAGAAAAAGAAGACGATAAAATCTACGAACAATTTATTGAGGAGTTAGAAAATGAATAACAAGGTGAAATATATGGTTAAGGTGGAGTATGAAAACGGCGATGTTTGGGTGTTAATAAGGACTTGGAATAAGGAAGACTCAGATAATTTTTACGAGAAAGAGAAAAAGAACGGAATTGAGTCATTGACCCTGTTTAGAATTGAAGACTTTGATAAGGACGACAATACGGGTTGGTGGTGGAAAGTTTATGACCCAAAAAGGAGCGTGTAAAATGAAACCTACAATGAAAATGTATCTAGTGTGGAATATAACAAACTACGGCAATGGCTTTGAACATCTCGGTTTGTATAACACGAAAGCAAATGCCGAGAAAGCCTATAACGAAGAAATGAAAAAGCGTTATGGTGTGAGTTTGAATAGTAAAGCCGATGAAGATAGTTTGTTAGATGTTTGGAACGATAGTGAAAGGGGTAGAGTTGATAGTTGGCGAATTGACGAGGTGGAAATTAAAGACTAAGGAAAGGGGTAAAAATGGCATTGTTATCAGAGGTTGAGGGGGAGAGGTTAGAAAAACTTATTAAAGAGATTACGCAAAATAAAGGAAAGGAATAAAATGTTTGCGAATAAATTAACTATAACAAAAGAAACGAAAGCCCAATTAAGTAAGGGTATGGGGAAGCGAGCAAGGGGTAAGGTATTATTTACTAGGTTGCAAGAGTTAGACCAAAATGGCACATTGTCCAAAGCGTTGAATAGGGCAGATGTTGCTAGGTTGGTAGGTTATCCAGAGGAGAGAATTGACGCTGGTTATAAGTGGGTATCCTATTTAATTAGTGCGGGGTATCTTAGCGAAACATTACAAAAATGGAAGTTTATGAGTAAAAAGGCATACGAATACCACACTACTGGCAAAGTGCCAAATTATGATAATGTGCGTAAGGTTAAGAAAACTATTAAGCCCGTTGTTGAACAACCTAAGGTTAATGTGGTGGAGAGTATAAAAACGCCAATTAAAGTGGAAATTACTAGTGGCGATATGTATATTAAAGTTGAGTTGGGTGGTTATGAGAAAGTGAGTGTGAGTGAACTTATTACAACCATTTTGAAAGGTGAATAATGGGTTTGGGAAGTTTTTTGCTAGGGGGTTTAATTTTAGGTAATATTGGCAGCACAAACGAATATTATATTGTGGACGGCAAAAAATACAAAAAACAATTTTCAGTTGAGTTTAATTGTGATGTATTAGTGCCAGTTGAGGAGGAATTATGAAACTACGAAATAAGAAAACTGGGGAGATAGGTTATTTAATAGTTGGTAGAGGCAGTGACCATTATGTTGTAGCTAATAATGAATGGAATAGTTGTGGTAAATACGACTCTCTCGCCGAATTGAACGCAGAGTGGGAGGATTATGAAGAGCCAGAGAAATACTTTTGGATAGATGTAGATGGGTATGTTACTAGCAACGATACATCTTTCAAAGATGTTGCTTTTGAAACTTTTAGGCAAAATCTAAAGTCTATCGGCAACTACTTTGTAAGCAAAGAAGAAGCCGAGAAGTCAGTAGAAAAATTAAAGGCTTTGAAAAGGTTGAAAGACGCAAAGTTTAGAATTAAAGAATACAGTTATCGCCCAATAGAAGCGTATAATGCGAGCGAACAAAAGTATAATACAATTAGCGCTGACGGCAGAATAAAGTTTAGTATGTTTTGTTACGAAGATTTTTCAGATGACCTAGACCTGTTGTTTGGGGGTGAAAATGATTATTGAGTTAAATATACCAGACGAGTTTGTTGAGCATTATAACGAAGATAAGTTTGTTAACTCGTTAAGGCGAATAGAATACGATTTGCGACCTTGTTTGGAGTTTGTTAGTAAAGATTATATGTTTGGTCGTTATGAGGTGGAGTTAGTAGAGATGTTATTAAAAGCATTTCGTGAGTCAAAAGGAGATAGTAAATGAAAGAAAAACAACAAGATAATAATGCCTCAGCATTTTGCCAAGTGCTTGTAGATGTTTTAAGGGAATACCAAGAGAAAGCCCAAAAATACGACGAAATTATGGAAATGCGTAGAGCAAAAGCAAAGAAAATGGTAGAGGGTAAAAGCAAAGAGTGGTTTAGAGAACGAGCAATTAAAGCGAATAAAGCAAGTCAAGAAAGGAGAAAAAATGCGAAAAAAACCAGAAATAATCAGTCTTAAAGAAGGGGTGTATATTAGATTACCCAACGGAATAGATGTAGCGTCTTTTTCTAAACATATATTTTGTAGGCAGAAAGCAGTCGCTTTGACTGTTAATAATATAGGCGGTTTAGTGTTTTTAGATAGTAACGAATATGGAGTTCTTGTTAAAGGCAGATTTATAAACAAAAAATGTAAGTGGTGTAAGATTTTTAAGAAAGGAGAAAAATAATGTTTGGGTTAAGCGAAAAAGAAGTGCGTAAAATCGTTCGTGAAGAATTAAAGAAAGAGTTAGATGAGGAATTAGAATATTATGTTCAGCCCTCAGATGTAAGAGAAATTGCCACTGATGTTGTGTCAAGAGAAAAGAAAAATCTTGAAGACAGTTATCGAGTAAAGCGAGATATAGAAGAAAAAGTATTGCGAGAAATAAACGGTAATATTGGTAATATTGTAAATCGTAAACTTGAAGATATAGTAGCAGAGCAAGTCAAAAGAATTGAAGATAAACTTTTGGTAGAGTTAGCAAGACAAGCAATGGCATTAGATAAAAACAAAGAAGTTAATTATAGTTAAAATAATCCCACAAAGCAGGGAATAAAAAGGCTCTTATGTAAAGGGCTTTTTTGTTGTGTATAACACCTAGTTTTGAATATAATGAAAATATGGCAAGTTTATTCAATAGGCTCATTATGGGCAGAACAAAACTAAAAAGCGTAGAAAACACACCACAACCAATTGTAGGGGGTTTATCTACGAATTACTTTACAAGTGATATTATGAATTACTACCGTTTTGGTAGTTATGACAACACTTTTCCAAATATTAGCCGTATTGCTGAGGCTTTTGCTGAGGTTTTACCTTATGCCGTTGGTAGTGACGGACAAAAATTAGCAACGCAACCACAAGTTATTTCGGCACTATACAACCCAAATAAGCAAATGAGTGGTGTTGAGTTTTTTGAAACCCTTATTGTGTTGTCGTTAGTATTTCCAAAGGTTTATGTATTGTGTTGGCATAATAAAGGGGGAAAGGCTATTGCTGGTGGAGATATTACGGCTGATAATATCTGTGGCTTTACTTTTTTGGAAAGTCCAAAGGTTGAGGTTGATAAAAGAACTGGTTTTAAGACTTATACGACCAGAGCGTTAGGACAAGAAAGCGTTTACAATGAAAATGAGGTTTTGGAAATCTCGTTAAATGTAAACCCATATTCGGTATTAGACGGCTATTCGCCAAGTATTAGTGCGAAGAAATGGGCAAATGTTGACGATTATATTGCCGATTACCAAGGGGGCTTTTTCAAGAACGGTGCTGTGCCTGCTGGGCAGTTTATTATCACTGCTGGTAGTGTTGAGGAGTTTAATGATATTGTTAAAGAAATGCAAGTCCACCACAGAGGGGCTGGTGCGAATAACAATGTCCAGTATATTCATAGACCACTAGGCATTAGTGGTAACCCAGTTGAGGCTCAGATTGAGTGGAAACCATTGCCACAACCAAATAACCAATTGTCATTACAAGAATTGTTTGACCAAGCCAATAAAAAGATAGATATGGCTTTTGGTGTGCCACAAGAGGTTAAGGGTTATGTATCTAATTCCAATTATGCTAGTGTTGAAGTTGCCGATTACATCTTTGCTAGGCGTGTTGTTTACCCTAAGTTGGTAAAGATTTGGAGTAAGTTTACCCACGAATTAAATAGAATTACTGGTGGTTTAGGTTTTGCCATTAGTTTTGATTATGAGTTGCCAGTATTACAAGAGGCAAGAAAAGCACAGGTTGATAATTTTGTTAAATTGTTAGATAAAGGTTATACCTCTGAAAGTATTGTTAAGGCATTACAATTGCCTAAGTCCTTTAATTTGTTAGCCTTGCCAGAGGAAAATAAGCAAGAAGAAGATAGGCAAGATGTTGAAGCGTTAAATAATAAAGAGGACGCAGACCAACTTATTACCTCACAAAAAAGTGTTGAGGTGTCAAAAAAAAAATTAGTTAAAGCCAATTCTAAGATTGAAAAGGCTGTGGAAGATTATACCGAAAAGCAAATTAAGACTGCCGTAGATAGAAACCTGTTTGATATTGTAAAAGAGTCAGCAATATTAAAGGGGCTTTTGTTTGGTGCTATTGTTGAGATTTTGGAAGATAATGGCAAAGCACAATATGATAAGGGTAGTAAGGAAATTGAAGATAAAGGGTATAATGTAGATAATTTGATTGGTTTTTATGTTCCAGAGGAAACCAAGAGAGCCTATGACGAATACCTAGAAAAAGTGTGTTTGAGTTATAGTGAGGAAACGAATAGAGCCATTAACCAAGTGTTAGAGCGTGCCGAGTTCGAGGGTTGGGGTAAGGAAGAAATAAGGCAAGCGTTAAATGATTTGGTAGATTTGGAGCATTGGCGAGTAGAGCGTTTGGCAAGAACTGAAACGCACAGAGCCGAGCAAATGGCGAACTTAACGGCTATGCGAGAATTATCTCAGCAGAGTGGTGCTGTGATTTGGAAAGTTTGGAATATTAACCCATTAACCCCTAACCCTTGCGAGGAGTGTATTGCGTTAAATGGGCAAAAATTGCCATTGGGCGATAGTTTTGGTGAATTTCCAGCCGGTGCTGGTGAAGTAGCAGATGCACACCCAAATTGTTCGTGCTACCTAACCTTTGAAATTGAAGATAATGAGCCAGTCGTTAAAGTAGTGTGTCCAAATTGTAAAAGACACCTCTTTGAAAGTCAGCGTGGAAATTGTAAAGGAATTAAGTGCCAAGGTTGTAAAAAACACTTTGATTTTGAAATTAAGAACGGTGTAGTTAAAGCCGTAGAAGTGGGCAAGGTAAAATAAATGGTTTGGTGGCAGTTTATTTTAACGATTATAACCTCTACAAGTGTTATAGAGTTTTTGAAGTTTTTAATCACTCGCAGAGATAAGAACAAGAATTGCCAGTTTACCCAAGAAGATAGAAAAAGAGCCAACGAAACGGCAAATAAGGTTGATAAGTTGGAAGAACGCACTTTGTCGTTAGAGCGTAGTGAAGATAGAACTCAGTTAGTGTTGTTAATGAGTTTAGACCCTGATAATATAGACGCCATTATTACTTTGGCGAACCATTATTTTAGAGTATTAAAAGGCAATATGTATATGACCTCAATGTTTACGGACTGGGCAAAGAGGCATAACATAGACGAGCAAGTTATTCACGAGATTATTAAGAAATGACTTCTCGTGCGTGGCTATTAGATTTGATACATAAAATTGGCGAAGAATTAGCCTTGTGCGACCACTTGGCAGAGAAGTTAGACGACGAAAATTGCAAAAGTCTATATTGTGCGACATTGGCACAAAGGCGAAAAGATATGTTATTGGTCGTGAATAACGCAGAAGACGCCAATTTGGAGTATTGGTGTGAGTTTAAGCACGCAATTAAAGCCTATACATTAGCCGTTGAAGTTTATGACGCAAAACAAAGCAAAGAAAGTTTAGAGCAAGTTAAGCAAAGTGCTGATATTTTGGCTGGTGTGATTAGTTTATTTTTGGGGTTAGAGTTTAAGAAATGTGCTAGGTGCTTGAACGACCAACTTCTCGCTAGTTATAATGAAAATATAAACGAGGAAAAAAGCAATGCTTAGTGGGTTAGACATATCAAATTACAATGGCGTAGGAACTGGCGATTGGGCGAAAGATTTTGTTATTGTTAAAGCCACCGAGGGTGTTGGTTTTACAGATAGAACTTGTGACGACCATTACCAAAGAGCGAAAGCACAAGGGAAGTTATTAGGGTTTTACCATTTTGCTAGACCAGATTTAGGAAATACACCAGAGCAAGAGGCTGATTATTTTATTCAAGAAACGCAAGGGTATTTTAGGCAAGCAATTCCAGTATTAGACTGGGAAGTTAATGTTTGGCAAGTAGATTGGGCTAAGAGGTGGTTAGATAGGGTTTATGAAAAGACTGGCATTAGACCAATGATTTATATGAGTGCTAGTGTGGTTAATGGGTATGATTGGCGTAGTGTATCACCATATTATGGTTTATGGATTGCGGGTTATCCAGCCCAATATGATGTGCCAAATCCACCAGAGCCAACACCAGACGATATGCCTTATGGCATTGGCTCGTGGGAGTTTTGGTGTATATGGCAATACACCTCTTGTCAAGGCAGTTTAGACAAAGATATTGCGTGTATAGATAGTGTCGCTTGGAGTAAATATGCTGGTTATTACCAAGAGCCAAGTAAGCCAGTTGAAAAGCCAAAGGAAGAACCTAAACCCGAGCCAGTTGTGGTTGAGCCAGAGCCTACACCAGAGCCAGAGCCAAGTGTTGAAGAACCTGAGCCAGTAGAGCCGGAAAAGCCAGTTGAAATGGAGAATATCTTTGAGCGAGTTATTATGGCGATTATTAACTTTATTAAAGGGTTATTTAAGAAAGGAGAAAAGAAATGAATAGCAAATTATATGAGGTGTTAAGGTGGGTGATTTGGATAGTTATTCCTGCTATTGGTGTGTTAATTTCTACACTCGCTAAGGCTTGGGGTTGGAATATTCCTATCGACGCAATTTTAACCACCTTGTCTGCGATTTCTTTGTTCTTAGGAACTGTTTTGGGTATTGCTAAAATTCAGAACGATAAAAAGGACTAGGTATGAATAGGACGCTAAACTTTATTAAAAAACATAAGGTTGAGATTATATTGTTGGTGGTGTTGTTTTTGATTTTAATAACGGTTGCCTTAATTATCGCTATAATGGCACGATTTTTCCTAATGTTGCTCTGTTGGTGGGGTGACATTTATTGTCTTACTACCTTGTGATTTTGCTCTTATCGCACCTTACGGCATTAAAAGTTATCTTCCCTTAGTTAATCATTTTCTCTAAAACAAAAACTTAATTAAAGGCTTAGGTTAGGGTAGAAAGAGTGCTTATAACCTGAGCCACACTCCGAGTTCTTAACGAGTTGAGAGTTTAGAGTGTGTAAAAGCACACGCACCTTAAAAACCACGCACACACACGAAAGGGGGTAAAATATGCGTATTTGTATTACATTTCAGCAAAAAGTTAATTCTCGTGAGTTGTATGAGGAATTAAAAGATTTTAAGGTTAATGTAACAGACCTTGAAACGGAAGTGTATGCTTATCGTAACGATATTTCGTTAATTGAAATACCTCAGGTTTTAGTGATATGCGATAAATACGGACTTTACGATATAAGCATAACAAAATAAGGGGGTGATGTATGTGTCTAGGAAGCATAAGGGTAGAAAGCGTAAAAGCAGACCTGATTACTATACCAAAGATTTTCACCACTTGTTATTTCAAGGCAGGCATTGGCAACAAGGTTATGCGAGATTGTTAAGGCAACACCCATATATGGGTAAGTATATTCCACAAGCGACATTACACCGAGAGATACACTCAAAGATACACGATATACCTACACCTAATGGGGCAGAGTGTCGTATGGCTTATAACGAGATTTGTAGGTTGGAAGAACTGGGTTTAATTGACATTGAAAATGACTCAGTTGAAAAGCGCTTAGATTTACTTATTGAGTTATGGGCTGAGAAATGTCCAGCAACGGTAGAAATACTTAAATGGCAACGAGATATTGTTGCTAAGTTTTATGGTGGTAAGTGTTAGTTTTGTGCGTGGTTATTATAACCCCTCTTAGTGAGGGGTTATTCTTTGCTTGATAGTAGTTCCTTATAATACTTATAATGAAATTATGGAAATAATCATTGACAAAATCGCAATTTGGAAAACAACCTTTCACAAGGAAACTTTTACGGTTAGGGAACACCCTACTGGCACGAGGTATCTTAACGAAGTTAATATCTATTGTGTTAGTGATAAACCTCTGTATAGATACGCTAAAAATTATAAGGTGGGGAAAACTGAATTTTTGTTATTTGTAAGAACCTTTAATGGTGATAAAAAAGTCGTAGAAAAGCAATTGGACGAGGTTGCTAAGACCGTTACTGAGAGCCAAGCAAAAAAGGCGATAATGGCGACTGCTAATGATTTTGAATATCTTGATAAGAAATTGAAAGGAAGTGACTAATGGCGTTGGCTTTACCATATCCAGATATGGACTTTGTTCCACTAGACATATTGTTGGCTAGTGAGTTAAATCAAATGGTCGCAAATATAGAATATTTGGCTAATGAGGGTTTGGGTAGGTATTATCCTGGTGATGTAGTAAGTTATCGTGATACCAATGTGTTAGTTGCGGGTAGGCAAAGAGCAAGGGCTGGTTCTCCGAAAGAAGTTGCTGGTGCTTTTGTTCTTGAAAAACCAGTAGATATATCTGTGACTGGTGTGACATTTACTCAATTAGGGTATGTAGAGGCTTTTGGAGAAAATAGTACCATATTTTCATCTGATAGCCCGTCGGATTTTGTTATTTCCTGTTCATTATCTAGAAATAGTGCTAGCAATTTAATTCGTATGACAATTAGACCGCAATCTTCTAGCGTAACGATTGCTCATAACCACAGTTGTGTTATAGCCGTTGACGGTAAGTTTACATTTACATAGATAAAACTTATGAAAGGAAATAAATAATATGGCTTTAACATTACCTTATCCAGATATGGACTTTGTGCCACTTGATATTTTAACTGCTCTGGAACTAGACCAAATAGTTGCCAATATTGAGTATATTGCTAATGACGCATTTCCTGTCACTAACGCCAATATTGCCGATAGTGCCGTAAGCACGACCAAGTTGAATACTAATGCCGTTTCTACCGCTAAAATACAAGACGGTGCTGTTACGGCTGAGAAGATAGATTTTACAACCTTTAAGCAACCTATTTATGTCGCCGCCTCTACCACTACGACATTAACTACGAACTTTGCTGATATTGTAACTGCGTCAAATGTTCCTGCTGGTAGTTATATTGTAATTGCTAGGGTTGCTTGTATGGGTAATGGTGATAGTTCGGCGTTTGATTATATTATAAATGTGACAAATACTAGCAATACAGTTATTAGCGACGCTCTTTGTTGTGCGAAACAAAAGGTTGCGAATTATGATGACTCTTGTGTGACCGTAGCGAAAATAACCCTTGCCTCTGCGACAAATGTAAAAATTCGTGTGAGAAGAAATACTGGAACTGGAACGGCTAGGTCTGGCACTAGTGGTCAATATAACGCCACAACTTTGACGCTTATTCCGATTTATTAGTGAGTTTTGACACTTAAACCTAGTGCTAACTATAATTTAGATAGAACAAGGCTCATTTTGGGCGTTCTGAAAGGAATATCAACAAATGGCAGAGAAACTCAAATCTCTCACCTTAACAAAGTCCAAACTGGCTGATATTGAGGGCGAACACCGAGTCACCTTTATTGCTTCTTCACCAAATGAAGATAGGGACTACGAGAAAGTAGATATCAAGTCTTTTAGATTGCCGATAAAAGGTGGTGGACATATTGTTGTCCAAGATTTACCTTTTGAAGGCTCGGAAGATATAGATGTGCCACTACTCCTAGACCACGACCTTTATGCGGTTGAAAAAGTTATTGGTAGCGTAAGGAAAGCCTATTATCAAAATGGAAACCTCGTGTTTGAGGCTGGCATTTCAAGCCGTCCATTGGCGCAAGAAATGTTTACCTTATTAAATGAGGGGCATTTAGATAATGCGTTTAGTATTCAATATCGCGATTATGTTCACGACACGCAGAATAACACCGATATTAACGGTGAAATTATTG